ACCGCAACTTTAGTACCTGCTTTAGAGTTGGCTGGTAATGTAATACCATGCAACAATACCGCATTAGCAATGTTTTCTGTACTAGATGTGTACAAGTTAAACAACGGTGTGCCAGTTACATCTTTGTCGATGCGAATTACAAGCCACAAAGATTTTTCTGCATCGCCACCATTACCATTCATAACCACATCGGAGTTTGTGTTAGCAGTCAATGCTTGTTTGTAGAAGAAAGTATTTTGTTTATCGATATACATATGTTATCCCCCTATTATTGTACACGTGCTTCAGTAGACAATAACGCATCAGTTTTTCGTACTGGAATGCCATTTGCACGGACTACTGTATGACCCATTTCTTGGTCTTCGGAAATAGTGTATTTGTGTGCCTCGTTCTTTTGCATACGCAAGAATGTACGTACAGTAGGGTTCATGTACCATACTGCTCGACCCATACCCATGTTAGGGATAAGTTCTTCTGCTCTAATCATCAAGTTGATTAAGTCAGCACCAGTCTTAGCATCTTTAGTCAATGCGTTCACATCGATGTTAGCGATACGTACAACATATCTCCAATCACGTACAGTCAAGCCTGTATCAAGTTTGTAGTGTGTACGGTAACCTTGGTAGCGACCGCCATCTGGGTCAGTCAATGTTTGTTCGCCCAAATCTTTATGGGAAATACCGCCTGTAGAACCTTTAGGATAGATACCATGTACAGTATTTTTACCCCATACTACAAGGTAGATAGATGTAAGGTTAGTTGTACCGCCAGCATCAATAATGTTTTTACCGCTTTCTGCAGCTTTTTCATTGTAACGTGCTGCCAAGCCTACAAATTTTTCAGGGGAATTTTCATCACCATAGAATAATGTAGATGCCCATTCTTGGTTCATAGCCTCTAAGAATGCATAATCTTCGGACAAACGGAATGCAGCGGAGTTGCCGTTCAAATCTGCCAAAGATTTATCAATTTCAGCGTAAGCCTCTAGCATACCGCAAGTGTCGGTTACTTGTTTCGTTTTAGATTTGCTTGGTTTAACACCATAGTTAAGCATTCTCCATGTAGCCTCAGGCAAGCCTGTACGTACAGTTGTTTTATGACCTGTAGGCAAGTTGCCCTCTACCATTGTCATATCTTGTACGATTTCATTTGTTTGGTTCATCATTTCGATGATTTGTGCAACTGCATTATTTGGATCTAATCTAGATTGCACATCTAAAAGTGTTGGGTTCATAGTACCGATTGTAGCCATGTATTACTCCTTTAAATCAATTACTTACTCATAGATGGGTAAAGCATTTTTGCTCGTTCTTCCTCGGAAATATTTGTACTTCCAGCTTTACCACTATTAGAATTGTTATCTTCGCCAGCCATATTAGCGATTTGTGCGAACAGTTGAATTACCTCTACACGATTACCTAAGCCGTTTTGAGATAAGATTTCACGAATGTTTGGAATTTCTTTTTCGACTGCTTCCACACCTACAGATGCTTGTGCTACTGTTTCGTCAAACTTAGCACCTAGCACCTCTTTGGTATGTGCTGCATAATCCGCATACTGTTTTTGTTCTGCTTGTTGCCGTTGTTCCTCGTAAGCGGTTACAAGGTCTGTACCATACTTAGAACCAAACTTAGCTAACTCTACCGCTTGTTCTTGTGTTGCATTTACACCATGCAATAATTTGGTAAATTCATTAGCAATGTTTTCATCAACTGCACCACCATCAAACGCTGGTGCAAAATCATATTTGATTGGTTCTGCTGGTGCAGTTTCTTGGTTAGCACCATCAGGGTTGCTACCTAGCAACGTACCGCTATCATTCGTGTTTTGTTCTTGTGGTGTACCACTTTCCGCACTACCTGTGTCAATATTCGTGCCTTGTTCTAATTCTTCTGCCATGTGGTTTATTCACCTTTCTTTTCTAGATCGTTAAACAATTTCTGTTGGTTGATATATTCAAGTTGTGCTTGATGATATTTCTTTACACCCTCTACACCATCACCGATGCGCCCTAATTCGTTCATGTAGATTAAACCTACTTTTCGTTTTCCCTCATTGAAGAATGTTTCAGAATTACCAGTAAACGATTGTTTCAAAATATCGGTGCGGTCTAAAAGCCTACAAAAAAACCACCTACCAAGTTCAGTACTTAGTACGTGGTTAAGTGCATCAATATCACGTTCACGAATATAATCTTGTTTTGTTTTCATCTACACCCCCATGCCCATTAATTGTTGCATTACTGGGTTTCCGTCATTGGCTGCATCTGTTGCTTGTTTAGCAGCACCAGCCATTTGAGGTGCTAGTTGTGCCATTTGTAATGCTTGTGCTTGTTCCTCTTGTGCTTGTTGTTCTTGTTGTTGTTGTTCCATGATTTTTTGATAATCATCATTGGAACGAATAACCCTAGCTGGCACACCAAGGTTCACACCATAAATGTCCGCTGCCTCTTCAAAGTTGAATTTCTGAACGATGTTTGCATTGCCCTGTGCTAATGACATTATGAAAGCATAGTACTGTTCAATATTTACCAATGAGGACATTTTCTGTGCTTGTGCTAATGGTGAGATGTATTCAATCTTAACATCCATACCATTTAGCATTTCAGCAGTTTGTTCATCGATTGGCGGAAATATTCCAGCCCTATCTAGGATGCCATAAGTACGTTCAATGATAGGGTTTAGAAACTCACTTTGTAAGCGTTCAACTACAGGACCTAATTGTTGCATCTTTTCTTGTGTACGCTCCATAACCTCTCGTGCAGTCATTTGTCCGCTATCGATGTTATCAAGCATCAAGAATAAGTCAGCACTATAGGCACGTTTAATGCTTTCAGATACGAATTGTATCTTAGCTTGTACGTTTGCAACATCAATGCCTACATTGAATATTGGTTCAACCTTACCGCCTGTGTCTACTTCCGTTACACCACCGGGGAATAGATTTACACTACCGATTACATCAGATGTAGCACTCATAGGTGGTTTAATACCTAATTCAATAGCTGTTACTAAGTCTTTTTCTAAGAGTTGTAACATCTGTGCATCAGATTGTGCGAACCATGCACACCCTTTACCATAACCGCTTAGATCATGTGTGGTATGTCTAGCAATAGGAATAGGCCACTCTTCAAAACCACTATGTCTTAGTACTTCATCGGAGTTGCTCCCCTCTATCCAATAAATGGATGAGTAAGGCATATTCTTATTACCTAGTTTTCCATTGCGGTCTTTATTAGGCATAACCAACCAACACACAACATGAGTTGTTGCATTACCTTTGCCATCGTCATATTCACGTTTGACTTGTTCTGTGCAAGCATCGTACCCAAAATCTTCAACAAGTTGGTCTGCGGTCATTCGGTATTTTCTACCAAAAGTGTTTACCTCACCATTACTACCACACTCAAACGCATATGTTCCTATAGGATAGGATGTAAACCATACACCATATTTAGGGTTTGGCATGATTGACATAGGCGATTGTCCAAACGGCAATTCCATATATGTTTGATGTGCCACGTTGTAAAAATTAGACTTAGCAAACACTGCATAGAGTATCTCTTCACGTTCGTCTAATATCTTACTAACTTTACTATTAGCTGCTAGTTCAGTATTCTCTAATGTTAGCTTGAACCACTTTCTACTAGGTGGTGTCATGCCACTCATTACACCACTAGCGAATATTTGGCAGCTTTCCCAAGCCACACCATTATTAATCTTATCGGTGTATACCTTTGATTGGTCTTGTTCATCATCAAATAACCCAAGGAAAGGTAGTTGATAATCTCGAATATCTTTCCACTTCTGAACATACTTCTGACGATTATTGAACATAGCATTAAACTTTGCCTTAATTTTCGTATAATCACGTTTCTTAGGCTGCGTTTCAGTTGGTTGTCTAGCAAGCGTTGATAGGATAGTTCCTTGCATATCTAACCCCCTAATGTGTTCTTAGTGCCTGTTGCCGTGGAAAGAATAGTGCTATCAAAGCCTTTTTTATTCTTCTTTTTCTTGGAATACCATTCCTCACCAGTTGTTGTAGTAGCATCATCAGTTTGGACTGTCGGTGCTGGTGCTGGCATTGGCGTATCAGGCATCTTATTTTTCATGCACATTAAATCACCCCTTATCTTTTAAATGGATCATACTCTGTATTAGCATGAACCCTACTCCCTACATTCACTTTTTTATTGACCCTGAACGCAAAGGTCAAGGCTAATGCATCACCCTTGTTCGGAGATGGTAAGCCACGTTCTTTCATATCTTTCTTGCTTTCAAGTTGTATTCGCCCATTCTTATCGATGATAGCCTCTGGACTTGTTAAATCATCATATAACCCTTGGTCATTAGGTGGAATAGAACCGCCCTCTTTTAGCCATTCTTTCATTTCGCCCCACATATAAGCCCTCATGTTGAGATACATATCATTAGGTGCTTTACCACCAAAGGCAACTAACCGCCATTTCCTACCCATTGATTTACCGATACTATAAATGCCTGTGCCGTAGCCTTGGTCAATGAACACCGCATCTGCTTTGTATTCATCCTCGAATTGTGCAATAAGGTTAGCCATTCGCATATCATCGTCATTCTTTTCAATGGTTGCTAAACACTTCATTGAATAGCCTTGTCGCATTACGATTTCTAACGTATCACCACCAGTCCACGCTGGGTCAACACCGATAATTGTCGGTAAATTAATAAAGTCAGTAGGCTTATATATTCGCCTTTGTGCCTCGTCCACGATTGATGCGGATATAAACTGTGTATCGGATGCACTAGGGAATAACCCTCTAACACGCACCTTTACAAAGTCGCTATCCTCACCATGTATATCTACCCATTCTTGCAACTTGGCTTTGTTTGAGATTTTAACAGTCCTACTATCGATTTGATATGTAGTCCAGTAGTTACGATGTTTTCTAAAACATTCTCTAAACCTACCGCTATTACGTGTAGGGTTA